GTTCTCCAGGAAGTAGTTCAGGATGGTTTTGTCAGAGTATACGGAACGTGCAGTCGATGCCACGTAGTTATACTGAGCCAATGGGAGAAGCATGGTGTCCGGGTTCTCAACGCCGAGCGATGTGCTCACTACGGTATTGGAAACGAGGTTCATGTCATAGAGGATTTGGTCAGGGGTTTTGTTCACCCACTGAGTGGTCGAGCCAGTTCCAGTTGCGGGAATGGTAACCGAGGTCACGTTCGGAGCGTTGAACAATCCAACCAAGTTGGAATAAACGTCGCCGTAGAACGCTAGCTTGTTTTCCTTCTGTGCAATGGCGCGACGGGCAGCGTTGGCTTTCCGTTGTTCCAAAGGCACATTGCCGTAAATGGCAGCGCGCATCTCCTGAATGGAGTACTTGTAGCTGGACCCCAAGGTCTTCACTGCTACGCTGTACTCTTTTCCGATCACGTCAGCATCGGGAAGGTCATCGCCATAGTTGGCAACGATCTTCGCGATACCAGACTGGTCATACTGTCTGTAGAAGATGTTCTCTGCGCCTGGATCAGCTTCACTGCTCACGGGGATCAACTTGCGGGCTTTTAACTCCGCGTACTTGATATCGTAGGTTTGCTGTTTGATATAGTCCAATTGACGCAACATGAACATTGATTCGTTCGCGTCACATCGTAGACCGCGTTGAATCAAAGCCGCTGTGTCCCTTCGGGCTTGACTGTTACCGGCACTCACCGGCTTTTTGCTTTCATACTTCATTTTATTCCCTTTCCTTGGAATTAAAGTCGGTGGTTATTAGATCACGTCTATTTCGATCACTGCGTATCCGGCAGCAGTCGTGGTTCCGCGAACGATCATGAAACCGGCTGCGGGTTGCACAGCGGTCGCAGTGTCTGCACTATTTCGGAAGTTTCCGAGGATGGTGCCGCCTGCGCCTGCTGCATATCGAATGAACGGGAGAGAACCGTCAGTCATAGCGGTCTCAGCGTTCACCCAAATGCGGCCCGATCGAAGAATCGATACGGCTGCATACTGAGGATACTGAGCAGTGGCTACGGCAGGGTTCTGAGCTCTTGCTTGATCGGCTACCGAGATTCCCATTCCTAGACCGACGGTTGTAACGTCAGCAGAGGCAGCAGGAACGCGGCAAGCTAATTGATCGAAGCCCGCAGTGTTGGTCTCATCAGTAACCACGTAGACTCCGTAGTTAACCGCAGCGGCGTAAGCCAACCCGGTCAAGAAGTCCTTGAACTTACTAACGTCGACCAATTGTCCGGGGTACGCTACCGCCGGGATGTATAGAGAATAACTTGTTTGTGGCATTTTCTTTTCCTTTCCTTAATTGTGTCGTTTTTTGGCCGACAAGTCTGACTTATAGGCTTCACGATCCTGTTTGATCATTTTTATGCGAGCCGCAGTGGGGTCAACTTCTTGTTGAGCGTCCATACGTTCGTCACCGGAGATTCCGAGCATTCCGCGACCCATCTCACGACGGTATTCGCTAACGCCTTCGTCTTCCATTTTTTCGCAGAGTGAATCAAAGCGTGCTTCGATATAGTCTGCGCTCTTGCCCTGCAAGTCAGCATTCGGAGAGAAGTGCTTGATTACGGCCTTGCGAATGCCCACATCCGACAATGAATCGAAACGACGAGCCATTTCTGGAACGATCTTCTCGGCAGTCCTCTCGAGTTTTACGCGTTTACGAACCTGAGCGGATACGGAATCTTTACGATCGCCGTGCTTTTCTTCCTTACCGAAAGATTCAGCAGCCATCGCGTCCAATTTCCCTTCCATCTTGTCCATTTTTTTCATCAAGGCTTGATCGTGTCCATAAGCCTTTTTCACTTCCTCGATGTCTTGCTTCAAGCGATCAACTGGACCCATTGCAGAGCCTCCAGCTAAACCCTTGCCAGCAGCGCCTTCGAAGTCATTCTCTGGCTGAGCGCCGTGAGCCATAACTTTGGCCTCTTCGCCGTCGTCCATTTCTTCCTCGTCATCTTTTTTATCATCGTCATCGTCGCCGTGCTTTTCTTCCTCGTCATCGTCGTCAGACAACATTGCGGCTCCTGGCTCACGGGCTTTGGCTTTTACGCCGCCCACTACGCCGTGCTCTTCCTCGTCATCGGCTTTCCCGACGGGTCCACCGGTAATAGTGCCGGGCTTTGCAGGAATTTTCCCTGGAGCTCCGCGACCATCCGGCCCTTGCTGTTCTACTTTCACTTGGGGAGATACTCCCTTTTGACTAATATCAACGTCCTTTTTGTCTTTCATCGCTTCCTCCAGTTGAGCTAATTTGGCACGCATCTCGTCGAATCGATCAAACATGTCTTGAATCGAATCGGCAACATCAGAGGGAAGCTCCACCTCTTGACCAGAAATCACGAGCTTCTTCATAATCGGTTCGCCTATCGCGTTTTCTACTTCGTCTTCCCCGAGTCTGATTTCGTCACTGACACCAGACTCTTGAGAAAATTCCGCACGCTTGGGCTTTGATATATTCTGCATAACTGCGTCCGCACTGTCCAGACGCATGCGAATTTCGGGTCCAGCCCGTCCGCGCTTCACCATTGCAAGGTGATTGTACTTAATATTGACTTGCCGGAAATCGTATGGTGCACCACGATAATCTCCCTGCTCATCGATGATATCGGCAGCATACCCGCAGGACAGTTCGCGGATGCCTTCCTTCTCGATGGCGTCGATTCCCTTTGCCTGTTCGATTATTAAATCAGTGTCGAGCTTGTCTTCCTTCTTCTCTACACGCTCGGTTGTATGACCGACGGAATATTGGGCAACGTTAGAGGGGTCCAGCATTTCCGGGGGATGCTCGATCGTGACGGGTGCGTACTTCAGAGTTTCCATGCTCTCTGGCGCAAACACATCATCCGGATGCCTCAATTCGCGGCGAATCTTGCCCTCGCCGTCCATGTAGGGAAACACGCCTACGCGAGTAGCAAACCCCGGCACTTTCAAGAACCCTTGAGGTGTGCGCGAACTCTCTCTGAGCTCCCCGTAATCGAATCGTCTGACTTGCTTCCTTGCATTATTTGTCACGATACCGATCAGTTTGACAGATAGAGTTCAGGCCTGCAATAGGCTCAGCACTTAGTCTAGGATGTCGTCCGGGATCATTTCCGCCCAACATCGGCACTGAAAATCCTGCCCTGGGTGCTCTCTTTTGCCTGTTTTCGTGTTCACGATGGGCGGTTTATTCCAATAGCAGATTTTCCCCTCAAGGTGCTTATGATCCGGCCCGGGTCGACCCTTATAAAGTTTCCGCACTCTTTCGTCTTTCACGGTGCGCCAAATATATCTCTTCGCGCCTAATTGTTTTTGGCGATACTCATTCAACTGCCCATTCAGCTTTCCTACCTGATCGCGGGCTATCAATGCGGCTTGGGACTTCGTCGCATTGAATTTATTTTGCAGCATTTCTGCTATCTGCGCCTGAGGAGCGTCTTTACTCACGAGGGCGACTAAACTATTCTTAATAGAGGGCAGGCGATAGCGAGCCAGGGATTTAATAAGCCCGACGTTCTCGTCTACGATGTTCTCGAAAAACGGGGAGAGTTTTTTATCACTCAACAACGGCTCAAAGTCTGGAACCTCTTCCTTCTTTTTGAAGTAGGACTCGAAGTTTTTCTGAGTGTTCTTTTTATTAAGTCGGTTTACTTTAAAGATCATGGCCAGAGCCCATTTGCGCAAGACGGAGTCAGGGAACATGATCGCCATCTTAGGATCGACCTGATCCAATAGCGCGCCAATCCTCTCCTCAATATTTGCATCCATTCGAGTGGAGTCTAATTTAGGCAATACCTCGGCCTCTTCCTTTAGGTCAGGAATGATCTCAGCCAATCCTTGACGCACGAGTTTAATGTAGGCGCTGACGTATTTATTCAGAAACCGAAAGTATTCCCTCTGAGCAGAGTCAGGGGCAGTGGGGCGCGGCAGGCGCGATGGTCGGCGGGTTTTCATTAATCACCGAAGACGATAATGTAGGCTATGAAGATTGCCAATGCGACCAGACACAAGTTGAATACTGTGTGCATTTAACTCTCCCTATTTCTTTTTCTTGCCGTCGCCTCTTTTATGGTTAGCGTAATACGAACCCTTTTCGGAATTATTGGGGGTTGCCTCGCGCGGCACTCCCTCTTCGCCTTTGTCCTTCTCGAAGTCGTACCCACTGGGCGCCGTGATGCCAGTGCCACGGGTGGGGAGAATACGGCGAGCCTTATTCGGTATGCCCGGACCTTTAATATGTGGGTCTGTTCGGGGATCGCGCATAGGCTCGCTCATAGTCTGTGAAATAAATGTGGCCTCGGCTTTTTTAGAACCGCCCTCGATCATCTGATTCTTGAGGTCGAACTCAGTGCCAGGCTTTTGTGATTGGCTGAATAGCTCGCCTATCCCTTGACCTTCGACGGAATCCTCGGGCGGCTTCTCATGGGGTTTGGGGTGCTCCTCTTTCGGCTTCCCAGTGATATCCTTCCCCTCGCCCTCGTGCCCTCTCATTGGACCAGGCTCGGGCTCTGAAGGCTTAGTCTCGATGCTGCTTTTTCCTTCAGGGGCTTGCCCTCCGGCGACGTGCATACCATGGGGCTCGTCCTGTGGATTAGGTGGGGATAACTCATTGGACGGGGAATAGTCCCCTTCGGGCATTTCCTGCTGTCCTGGAACGATAAGTCCTGCAGCCCGGCCCTCCTCATCGATCTCAGTCTCCATGCTCCACTCGTCGCCGCCCCAACGGGATTCAGTAATCTCGGTAGAATCCAGCGCGCCAATGTCGTGATATATCTGATCCGTCTGGGCAATTTTCAGTCTCAGGTCAGCCTTCTCGATATCGTCCAGCGTGCGCAGAGATTTAAACTTAAATCCTAAATTAGGAATTTCAGGAAATAGTAATTCAACAAGGCGCTTCAGCTTAGGTCGGAGGTAATTTTCTTGTTCAGACGCGATAAAGTTATACCATTGTTGAGAAGTAGAATTGCCAGTAGCGTTTGATCCGTCTGGGCTTTCTCCGAGTAATTTCGTGTGCGGTATGTCTGTTTCAGCAACAAGACGATTGGCTTGATGCACGAGTAGCTCTGCAAATCCCTGCATTGATCTTTGTTTATTTTCGTATTCTTCGTCATCTGCATCAATGATAATCGAATTGATGACTGATTTGGAATAGGCAATCGTCTCAATTCTATTTTTTACTATTTGCTCTTTGCCGGCGCCGATCAGGTTGGCAAGGTTTTTCATCTTGAATACATCTACGTTGAAGTCCGCGAGGCAAGATGCAGCCGCATCGTTCGCTGTTTCATAGTTCCGAATAGAATTGTAGAGGCGATTCAGGATGGAATCGTGCCAGTAGTTGTTTCGGATATAGGTTCGACGAGGTACGAGCTGTCCATCGAATCGAAGCATACGGGTCCAGTGAATCGGATAACCCTTGTACTGCGATCCCATTTGAACGTTGAGGTAATAGATTCGGGGATGTCCCCAGTTGGGTGAGCCGAAATCGAATTCAATGTCAGTCGTAAGGATTCGTAAATCCCATCGGGAGAGATCGCGAAGTCCAATGACACGCTCTCCCTTTTGGAGTGGAGACGCAGGGTCTGGTGTATCTGTAACGATGTGGCAAACGGCTCCGCCATAGGCTCGGCCCCATTTCCAAGATTTAGAGAGAGCACCCCGGACATCGAGCTCTTCGCATTTGTCATGCAAGGCTTCGGCGGTGTCTTTATTGACGCCTGTCCAATCGATCCAATAGCGTAAGGCTTCGTCGGGAATGAGATCAACGATGCGAGCAGGTATGCCGCCGCCCGCGTACATTTGTTCATAAAATTCTGGATCATGATGGTCCCAATACAGGTTGGACGCCATGCGTTTGTCGGCGCTGGTGCCTAGGAGAGTGACGAGATTTGACCAGGAATCAGTGCGCTTTTGTTTTTTCAACGACTTCTGCGATTTTGCCATTACATGATGATGTCAGCGTCTGCCTAAAATCTCAAGCCTTGAAACAGAAGAGGCCATTTGACCAAAGTAGTTCACGGCCATCGACGCAACGTCGGCAGTGTCGTCATGCTTTGTTGTCGTGCCGGCGAATCCCATCGCGAGCAATTCTTTAATATTCTCCTCGACCCAAGGATGCTGATCGGGGTTGGGATAGTACACGTTGCCAGCTTCGTACAATGGTGAGGCCGCAGCAAGGCGCGCGCCTTTTGAGGTCTTCGGATTATTGGCGACGAGGCCCATGATCTTATCCTTCGCCATTTGTATGAGAGCCGCGCCGTTAGCTTTTTCCTCTATTTCCTTTCGCATAGCGTCCGGGTGCTTTTTAACCATTAGGTCGAGGGCCTGCAATTGAGTGGGGAAGTCCATGTGATCCCTAATTTGATCGACGAGGTAGATGCAGTTTCCCTTACGGGCCCAGGTCTCGATGACAGTGAAGTCATTCTCTTCGCCGTCTTTGTACGCGAGATCGGCAAAGATCGCCTTCTCGTCAATGTACATTGGGAGCTCGTCGTAGTACTTCAGCCACGCGCGCTTAATGATATTCCCTTCGGCGGGAGTGGGGGATTGATTATATTGTGCGGAATAGGCGCGTGTCCCCATCGTTTTGCGGGCGGACTCAAGCTCTGAGACACCTTCCCTTTCGGGATGCAGTATCTCGCCCTTATTTCGATAGTAGACCTTTTTACTTATCGGATAGGTGAGCGCTTCATACTCCTGCGCTTCAGCCGGCAAGTTG